GCACCTAATTGAAGCAAAGTCCCGTCAGTTACATTTACTATACGAAGTGATACTTGTGTTGTAGAAGTTGGTGTAAACATGTATTCTACAAGTACCCCTGTAGCTGAATTACCTGTACCGCTTTTTCCATTATAAGAAGCTTGTACAGTCCCAATATAAGCTTTTGTTGTTTCATTATACCAGCTGAATGAAGGTTGGGCTGTACTACTAGTCCAAGTTGGTATAACCCCCACTAATCTGTATGTTTTATTACCAATTAAAGTGATAACCCCTGTTGTAGTATTTAAACTTATATCTGCGCTGGTGGTAGAGTCTATTTTATTAAATTGTACAACACCATTTGCAGCTAAATTAGTGGTTTGTGCTGCACTTAACGAGCCTCGTAATAAGCTTGTAGTAACACCTATACCAGAATAATTTAATGCATTTATACCATTATAACCTTCCATATTAGTTATATTGTACTTATAATATACTGCTTTTCTATCTGGGTTTTGATCTCTTGGATTTAAACTTTCAAAAAATAATATAAAATCGGAAATAACGTTAAGTGTAACATGCATTACAACCATAAAATCGGTGTGATTAGCAACAGCTCTCTTATAGTACAGTACATCATTAATAAGATTGGTTCCGTGTGATGTTTGTGCAGTGTTAGCATTAAGAGTACCGGTTTGTAATCCTACTAAGTTGTTCCTTAAAAGTGGGTCGCTGTAAAAACTGAATAATTTTAGTATAGTTTTTTCGTTTAATGAAACTTTATTAAGCAAAGTTGTTGGTATATTGATTGGGTAAAAGTAATTCTGAGTGTATATGTCAAAATAGGGAACAGTATTATCATCCAATATAGTAGAAGTTTCAATAGTAAAGCCTATATCATCAGAAAAAGGTGCAAAAAAACTATTATTAGTTATATTTTTACTAATTGTAGTTTTATATGAATCTGCCAATGAAAGGTATTTTTCTACAAAGTAATTTATAAACTGGTTGTCTAACTGTTTTGTTCCTGTTGATATTATTTTACCGTTAACTAATTGAAAATCGGGAACATTAAAATCTGTTTTATTAAGTTCATTATATAGTACAGTGTATGCTGATAGTACATTTGTTGTAACAAGACTTCTATTAAATTTTATATTTTCATTTATTTCAGCCAAGTAATTACCTAATGTATTTAACAAATTAGTACTTGTATTGTAAAAGTTTAAGCTAGTGGCTTGTACTATACCTACATATTCTGGTAATAATGAATTAGGTGAGCTCATGGGGTATTTTCATTAAATTTAGGATCATTAAAATGATACGTTTTTACAGCTAAAATTTTATTTATGAATTGATTGTTACCAACAAACTGATAATCTACTTGCAGTATAAAGTATATACCAAGGAACTTACTATCAAAATCATTATCAATATAATTACCTGTTCTATCAATACTAATAAATAATCCTGGTTTACGTTGAAACCCGCCTTGCACTATAATCTCAACACCAATATTAAGTTTAAGAGCTCTTTTTAATATTTCGTTTCTACCCACTGATATTTTTAAAGTATCATTATCTTGATTATAAATTAAAAACTTGTTTTCAAAGTTTTGATTTGTCTTTTGAGTGTTGTTAATAATAAAATGAGGTGATGGTAAATTGTTTTTACCTTTCATTGGCTGCACATAAAGGGAAGTAAAATCTTTTTTTACATTTTCTATATCACCATCAACACTATTAATATTAAAAGCTCCTTCAACAAAATTATAATTATGTACAAGTACTGTTTTTATTTTTTCTTGAAACTCTTCACCAGGTGAATTAAAAAATTTTACCTCTTGTATATCACTAGTTTCACCTAACTCTAAAGCGTGTAATGGTTTCTTTATATCATTTAATATTACATTGTTATTAGTAGTAGTACCGCCTGCAATGGTTAAATTTTCAACGTAATAAGTAGACCCAGAATCATTATTTTTGTTATAAGCTTTTGTAAAAATACTACTTGCACTTTCTAATGAATACTCCCCGCTAAAAAAACCTTTGCTTAAAAAAGAAAAATCTTTACCAGCATCACTAGAAGCATGGAACCCATACATATACATTAAATCATCATAAGCAGTATAATCATTTGGTGATGAGTAAAATATTTTAGTTGAACCAGTTTCAAAATAAGGTGAAACTGTTTTACCGCCAGATAGAGAAGTATATACAGCGCCTGGAGCTCCTAAACCTTTTTGTAAAATATACCTCATACTATCTCCAGTAGTTGCTCTTCTATTAAGATCGTTTAAAAAAGCAAGATTTTGAGATGGTAATAAATCAGTTGTTGAAAAGAATATTTTTCTATTTTTTAATAAAACATAATCTAAATCTAATAAAGTATATTTTTTAGCCTTACCAGTATCTGTCATTATATCAGTTTCATCTGATAACACAAATATGTATTGGAAACCAAACACATTATTATAGTTTAAGCTATTCTGATTATAAGGAGATTGGTCAGGGGTTTGTGTTGGGTCAACCGGTATAATAGTTAGATACAATAAATCTCTACCGTCTCCTCTTGTTCTATAACCTACAATATCTGGTGTAGTGCTTGCTGTAAATTCCTTATTTTGACGAGCTAATTTAAACCTTTCTATTACATCTTCAGTATTATCTACCACTATATATCCTTCTATAAAAGGGGTATATACATTGTTTGTTAACTTTAAGTTTAAAATAGCATCTTTTTGAAAACTTACATAATAACCATCCGGGTTAGTAAATGTAGCTCTAAAAATATAATTTTTTTTATTAATGACGTACTTAAAAAGATTATATTTGTTTTGTTCTGCTGTAAATAGTGCGTCATTTCTCATTGTAACTGTTGAGTAATAGTATCAAGTACTGTTTTAATATAATTTGGTTTTATAATTTTTAATGTTTTACCTGAATTAGCAGGGTCAAAAGGGTTTTGTATATTGTTAATAATACATATTAACCACCACAAGTATGTAGTACCATAAGCTTGATAACTCAACGTAGTGAAAGGAGTGTTAGCCTGGTAAACTACGGTAAAAAATACATCATTATTAATATCACCGGGTACATTTATATTTTTTATTATATTATAAAAGTAATCTTGGTTTTTATCTAACGTTTGATAAACTTTAAATATATTTTCATATCTATACAGATCTAGATTAGGTAGATTAGGGTTATAATTTTGATATGTTCCAAGATCCATAATATTATCCTACTGTTACCCCATTTATACCACCTGGGTTTATACTTGCATACATAAAATTTCTTGTTTCTTCATTTAAACCAGTTAATAAAATGGTAACTTCATAAGCGTCTGGTATGATAGCTGATATAGTTGTTACACCTGTAGACTGACCAGCTTCTGGGACTGGAACATCTAATGGCATTAAACGTCTTGCGCCTAAAAAGTTAACAGTCAATCCGCTAATAAAAGCATACGGCATAAAAGTATTGCCGGGTATATTTACTTCATAAATTACAGGCATATCAATTATAGATCTAGTTACTCTACCTGGTTTATTTTGGTATATTAAACCAAATAAAAGTTGCCAGTTTGCTGAAATACTATCTGCTGATCCTGTATTAAGTAAAGGAAATTTTATAATAACTTCCTTACCTTGATCTCCCATACTAAATTGTTTTGCTTTTTCTATATACACACCAGGAGCTAAAGCGTTAATTAAACTAGCAGCACCTCCAGCAAATGATTCCAACTTCCCTACTATACTATTTAATATATTATCATTAACACCACCAAAGTTTACTCTGGCTTGTCCATAATTATCTCCAAAGTATGGTAATTTGTAGTTAAACCCGGTTGGTTCAACAGAATACAAATAATCGTACGGAGTTAATACTGAATTATTAAATGTTTGTAGCCCAGTTTTGTTTGTCAAAAAGTCTTTTATACTTGATGAATTAAATGCTAGTTGGGTCTGTGGTAACCCTGTTTTATCTGTAACTGCATTAGAGACGGGCTGTAAAAAATTAGTTGTTGCATTTGCTGCAGTGTCAAAAGCGTTTACAATTTTATTTGTTAGGTTAGTTCCAATTACAGTAGTTACATTATCTGTAACAGCAAATACTGAATTTGCTATATTTGAAACATTACTATTCATTAACAAACGTTTTTCTTTTAAGTAAACAACTGGTACATCATCCCTTGATGTCTGCGGTGAAACTGTCCAATCAAAATCTTGTACAACATCAATAAATGTATCTACTGTAATCCCTCCATACACTTTTACTGGAAGTAAACTATTGACGCTAGCGTTGTTGAAAGGACTGTTATTCTGTGTACTGGCTGTTGAACGCAAAAACGGTAAAGTATCGGTGGGTGATCTTTTTAAAAGATACCACAATATCCGGTTTGATGATACAATACCATTATTTCTAAAAGATTGCAATTGAGGTATTGTAGCCATACTAATATTTAAGTTACATTATCAAGTAACACCTTGTAGCGTTCTTAGTGAACCTAAACCCCCGTAGTTATTAGTTGTTACTTTTGGTGCTGATATAACATTATTAGGCTTATTAGATTTATCTCTCATTTCAGCTAAATATCTGTTACTTGATTGTAAAATGTCTATTTGTTTTTGTAATAGATCGTTTTGCATTCTTGTTAAATTTTTTAATAGAGAGTTATTATCAGAAGTCAGTTCAAAGTTTTTACTAAAATAGTTGTCTAAAGCGCCACCTGGTTTAAAACCTATGGTTGTATCGCTGTCAGCTGGTTGTATAATTTTACCATCTGGAGTTTGTATAAAATCTTGTGTTTTTATTGGTTTAGTTGTATTAGCTATAGTTTTTAACCTTTCCAATTCAGATGTTGGTGCATTTTTATCACCTTCTGCTGTTGATTGTTGCTTAATATAGTTTAACTCAGCTTTACCCATTTCATCTTCTGGAATATCAATTCCTAACATACCTGCAACTGCTGCTCTTGCACCAAACCAGGTTGGTACTAAATTTACTATCCATCTTAAAAATTTATTTTTAAGTTCTTTAGCAAAACTATTAAAAACTGTACTTGTTGTAGTTACACCGTACTGGTCTGTAGTAGTTTCTTTTGTTAATAACATGTCCTTTAAAACGTTAACACCTATGTTCACTAGGTAACCTACCGGTCCTGCAAATGTACCTAACATTTGACCTAATGATATTAAACCTCCTACCCAATCACCATCTCTAAACGCTAAAAACATATCTTTACCATACATTAACGTATTAACAAACGGTATATAATAGAGTTTAGGTTCTAACCACTCCCACATTTTAACTGCCCAATCTCTAACTACAATTTTTTGACCAACAACCTCACCTTTTTCATTAGTTACATCCTCTTTACTAAATAAGAACGCATTTAATACATCTAAACCTAAAGATAGTCCGGTAAATATCAGTCCAGCTCCAGGTATTAAAGATATTATATTAAGTAAACCAGAAACTAAACTAAGAACGCCTTTAGCAATGCCTGCCGGTCCACCAGACTTAAATGATTCGTAAGCATCGTAAAAATTAAATAAAGAACCAATAATAGGCAATTTTTTTAGTATACCAAAACTAAAAACCTTACCAATTGCTTTTAAAATAAATGCCATTACACTACCGCCCGACCCTTTAGGTATTGTTTGTTGAACATTACCTTGTTTATCTTTAGGCTCTAACAAATCTGCCATTAAATTCATTGCATTAAATATTCCTAATTTCCATGCTGTAGGTATACCGGGTATCAAACCAATTAAACCTTGTAAAATAAAGTTTATACCCATAATTAAATCCCCACCATCAAAAGCTTTATAAGCATTCCAAAATGCTATTAATGGTCCAATAATAGGCATTGATGGGCCTATTTTCTTTAATGCAATATCGCCTATTTTTTTAGCTAAATCTCCAAAACCTTTTTTAAAGTCACCCTTTTTAAAATCATCAAAAATTTTACCAAATCCACCTTCTAATAAACTTGATATAAAACCTGCTATAGCTCCTAAAATTAATAATCCTGGCCCAAGTAGATCTGTTAACCAATCACCGCCACCTTTTTTCTTTTCTTGTTCTTTCTTTTCTTTATTACCTTTGCCAAATGCACTTACTAATTCATCATCTGCTTGTCTACCAAAACTTGAAATTATAACATCTTTTGGTTTTTCTACAACGGTATCTTCTTTCTTTTCTTTTTTATCACCCATATTTGCAAGTAACTTTTCAACCTGTTCATTAGTCATTTTACTTGTAGCATTGTCATCAGACTTAGTTTTAGTTACCTTTTCTAACGTATTCTTCTTATTTTCCTTTTCTTTGTTTATTGTCTTATCTGCTAACTTATCAGATACTTTAGACAGTAATAGTATAGCATCAGCTAGTGTTTGTCCGTTTGTATCCGCCATTCAATTATTTAATGGCGCAATAAGGGCGCTGTTAGACTACAAAAAAGTTAGGAACTATATCAATATATGTGTTAGTGTTAGGAATTCTTGTGTATTCCTTTTCTATATCACGCAATTTGTTAATTTGCTCAATAACACCTGTAAATTCTGATGAATCTAATGACTCTATTACCTGTATACCTTGAGCTATATCACTCTTAAGATCTAATTGATTGCTAGAGCTTTTTACTTCAATTTTATCTATAAACTTAAAAATTTCATATGAATAAAGGTCACTAATTAATGTTTTAAGCTTATTACTTTTTGAAGTTTCGTCTTTATACTTACGTAATAGAATTGAGTTAATCTTATTATCGTATTCTATGGTAGGTGCACTTACATAAATCCTAAAATTTGCTGATTCAACTACAGTTGGTGTAAATTTACTAGTAATTAATTTGTTAGCAGCTAATATATCGCTAATGTTATAATTAACATCTTCAATGGTAATAATGTCTTTTAACTTAGAACGTAAAGCTAGGGCAAAATTGACTCTATCTATTGTATCGTATTTGCTAAGACTGTCTGGCAAGTTATCTTCTAATATTTTAGCAAAGGTATTATTAAAAAATAGTACTGAAAGGTTCGAATCAACTGCTGATTCAATAATAGTCTTTTGCTGTGATAAGGTTAATGTCTTTAATTGAACATCTAAACCGGCTGATGGTACGTAAACAGATAATCCTGTTTTTACTTTCTTAATCTCAGCTAAAATATCATTAAAATTATTACTCATAGTATATTTTATGCCATATTAACTGATTTACCACCTTCATCATTCTTCTTTTCTTTAGTTTCGTTAGCAAATTTATTTAACATAATTTTACTTTCAGGGTATGTAATGTTAAATAAATCATTACTATTGTAGTTTAAATGGCGTCTTAAATTATACTCAAGATCAAGGACTGATTCAATTTTTTCATCAAATATAAACTTTAAAAAGTGTAAGAATGAATTGTCGAATAGGTTAAGCTTAAAATTGTCTATAACCGGTATTGTGAGCCCAACATCTTTATAATTAGTGTAAATAGCTTTATACACTTCTACAAGAGGTATACTTGGTAATGAATTTAATAACTCAGTTTTTTGTTTAATATCTAAAGCTTTAACATTGATAACTTCTCCACCCACATCAATAGATATTAAACTTTCACAAATACAAAATATAATATCGTTTTCTGTAACAACAAAATTATTCGGTAACCCAAAAGTAAATTTTACATCATTGTGATCATACTCAAACGGGGGTTGTTTAGAACTTAGTTTAGAAATAAGATAATCTACACTTAAGTTTACGTTTTTATTATCATAATTAATTTTAATTTCCTTACCGAGAGTTAAACCACGAATGTTAATAAGAGTAAGTATTTTTTCACGAACGTCAAGCACTACCCCATCTTCAACGTATGTTGATATTATTTTATTAAAAATATTGCTTAAAGTTTTAGTATCACTTTGATTGTATAGTGATTTACAAATATTTTTATAATCGTTAAAAGTAATTTCTTTAACGTTTATTGTCTTATCATCCAAGACAATGGGGAATGAAAAATTAAAACTCATCTCTGGAACGGTGATATTCTTGGTAATTTACCACTACCAATTTGTTTTAAAATATCTGGTAAAGGTATATAAAGGTTATCCTCTATTGTATAATAATTGTATAGGAAAGGAACAGCATAGTGGTCCATGGCTTCCTCTGTGTATGTTAAGTTCCTTGTACCAACTGATAATGGAGCGCAATCATAAAAGTGCCAAACTTTTCTAGGTATTTGAGATACATTTTGATATGTTCTTGAATACTGCATTATAGTTATGTCTGTTTTTATGCTTTCAGATTTTTTTCTATGTACAAAACCTTTATGAGCTGCTAATATAGCCCAAGGTCTCATAATCATATCAGTAAAAGATGTATTTGTTTCTCTAAATCTTAACGTTAGTGGAGTATTTGCAAATGCGCTTCTATTTGTAAGAATACTACCCTGGTTAAAACCTCTATTATTTTCAATCGGTGCAAATGCTGCAGCAACTAAATCGTCTGGTATATCAGCACCATCTAAAAATATACAACCTACTATGTTTTGTAGCGGGTAATTAATTAAAGCTGTTCTTGCATTGTCAATATTCCAACCTTTTTTGTCACCTTGTACATTTTCTAAAGATTGTAATATATTAGAATTTAATGTAGCTGGAAATTCTTGTATAATAGCTATGAATTGCGTTCTTAATGGTATGGTAGCTACCCATGATTCCATTGTTGTTAAAAAATAATCTCTAAAACTAATTAATGGTATACCAGGTATGGCTATATTTGAAACTATTGTACTTGGGGCTGCAAGGGTACCGGGTTGGCTAATACCGCCAACTGTTGCTAATGCTGCTGTTGCATTACCTACTGCATTTAATATACCTGACATTCAAATATTTAATCACAAAAAACGCTGTACAACTAGTGTACAGCGTTACTATATTTTAATGTTCTCTACTATTATCCTGTCTTGCGCCAGTAATGGTAGGCTAAGGTAACATCAAATTTTTGTATATCACCTGTTGATGTAATGTCGTACTCTAGAGCACCGACTTGTCTAATGCTTACGCCAACTAATTGATATTGAGCAACCTTGTTTAGTTGCTTATCTAATTGAACTAAATCAATAACTGCAGATTGTTTAGGTGTAAAATAATTTCCTGTGCTTGT